CATCATAATCATCTTCCATCATTCTAAAATGCCAAAATTCTCTATCACAAATAAGCATGTCACGGAAACCTCTTTCCTCTAACTCATTCATTTTAAATCTTTCTTCATCAACATTTAACTGATGGGATGCCCATTCTTCAACTAAACTTCTATAATCTTTAGAAAAGAAATCTTCTATTTCAGGAAGTGTTTTTAAATTTTCTGTAGATAATTGTTCTTGTACTTCTTCTGATTCAGGATCTGCACCTTGATTGATCATTTCCATCATCAAGTTATTATATGCATCTGTCAATAAGTTTTCTTCTATTAATGCTCTTTTTTCTTCAAGCATTTCATTATATGAAGTATCATCAACTGCTCTAAATTGTACTTTATGAAACCTTTTAGTAAACTCACCCGTAAGTACATTTACAACATTTGGTATAATAGGGTAAAACTTTAACTCTAATGCAGAATCATCTTCTTGCGTAAGAACCTCAAGTAAATCTCTATACTCATTATTTTCCTCAACAATATAATCAGTTTTATCAATTATACCTTTTGCTAACTTATAATTCTTTAATACTTTACGTGCATTTTTTCTAAGAAAATCTAGACCTCTTACTTCTAACCAGTCCATGTTCCACTGTGTCCAGTTTTCATCTTTTTCTTTGGCAGAAACAAATTGTATTGGCTGTGTTAAAGATGCGTGTACAGAAGGGCCTTTAGTTTTAGCACCTTTCTTTAATTGCATTGCGTTAAGTACTTTCATATTTTAGTTATCTTTTTTTGTTGGTTCTTCATAAATAATAGTACTGATGTATATATACTCAATAAAAGAGAATTCTCCTGTTCCGTCTACTGTTGTTGTTGTTACCCAATCATACATTATTTCAAGTTTTTATATGGAGATCTCTTTTTACGTTTTCCTGATAATTTATTTCTACCTATGTTTCTAAAAGGTCCTATACTTAATTTACTAAATTTCTTTGAGTTATCCAAAGGTTCAAGAGACTTATCTCTTTCTTTTCTCTTTGCATAGCCTCTATTTGCTTGTTGTATCTTAACAAAAGCAACTAACGCTGCAAATGCCACAAGTCTATCCACGTTTAATCCTGGGTAATATTGAAGCATTTCTGTTAGTAACATTTTGTCAGGAATCCTTTCTACTCCATATGTTACATTCATTACTTCACCATTATCATCTAGCTCTTCATCCGTTGCTTCTCTTATAAACTCAATAGCATAAGATATTAAATGACTCTTAAATAAATTACCTGTATTTTTCCACCCATACTCTTGAAATACATTATTATTAGAACCAAGATCTTTTAAGAATACAATCTGTTGTTTAGGTACTAACCATTTTTGTTTTCTCCTAGCAATCATATGTTGTATAAATAATGATATATTATTTTCTACTAGTGTCCAAGCTCTATACCATTCAATAATTAATTCTAATTGCTCATGTGTTTTATTAATATCATCATATCTTCCACACCATGATGCAACAATTTTATCACCTTCTATAAAAACTTCTAAACCATCTTGTGTTTCTTTTGTTACTTCAACAGCATTTTTATACACAAATATTGAACATAATGAATCTGATGTTGTAGTTTTTCCTTCTGAGACAGGGTCAATAGAAGCATAGTAAGTTCCAAACTCAGGATTTTCAATAGGTCTTTCCCATACAACTAAACATCCAGTTTTATCTTCTCTTTTTTTATTTACTGGAAATTCATTTATAGGTAATTTTTTACTTGTACTTGCTTTTATACCATCTTGGTCTCTTTCTAATTTTATAAGTTCATATGAGTATTCTTTATCTTCAATTCTTTTAATTTGTTTTGACAAAAAACTTTGTGGAAATATTGATTCTTTTCTATATGCAAATGCTTCAGCAATGTCAATTGGTTTTTGTGAAATCCTTAATTGAAAAGCTTCTGCTTCAAGATCTCTTTTCCATTCTATCCTTTCTTGTCTAATTGATTCAAGTGCTTCCTCAATTAAAGAATTACCATAGTCATCTATAAAAGGTGGCATTGACCATTGCTCTGGTATAAATAAACCAGCTATACCAATTGTTCCTTTATCATCCATTAGATCTGTTTCAACACCTAATATACCATTTGCTTCAGGATTAAGTATAAAATTCTTAAGTGGTTTACAATGATCTAAATCACCCACAGATCCAGCTGCAATAAACTGTCCTGTTGTCATCATACCAGAAGACATTGCAGGACGTAGGTATTCATATGTTAATCCCATCTTTGGTGCAATACCTGCTTCTTCATGAAAGAAATAAGTACATGGTCCCCCTACTCCAGCTGTTGCATTCTTTTCAAAAGAAGAACCTTGTATTTTAGATCTAAGTCCTTTTTGTGTTTTTCTGTTGTTTATTCTTACCTCAATCTTCTGTTCCCATAAAAGAACCTTACCAGGATTAGATGGTCTATACCAAGCTGTATGTTCATTTAGAAATGTCTGATACTCATCTAAGAACTTCCAGGATCCTTTATCATTTATGTAATCTTTCAATGATGATCCAATCTTTAACACAGCACCTTCTTCAAACCAATACATATTTATTAGTTTACCCATATGAAAATAAGATGATGCTATCTGTCTTTTTTTAAGTATTGCAACATGTTTATAATTAATCTCAGCCATTATCTCATATAAAGCCATATGATATTGAGCATCTCTCACTTTAGCAAAACCGTATGCTTTCTCTTCCTTATCATATATAGGAAGGAAATTTAACCACATATAATAATCTCTAGTTAAATACCAAGTATTTTTTTTATTCTTGTATATAACTCCTTGTCTACATTTATTCTTTTGGTCTTCCCAATACTTCATAAAGTCTTTTGACCTCATTGGTTTATCACAATAAAAACCTTGAGAATTGAATAAGACTGCTTGTTCATTAAATAACAATGCAGTATCATCAAATTTATATTTACCAGGCTCAGAAAATATTGAATCAATAAATTCCCTAAAAGATTCTATTGATTCAAATTCTGTAGTTGTCCAAGTTCCATTATCATATGTGGGTATAACTTTATACACTTACAATAATAGCTAATATATCATGTTGCTCTATAAGTAAATGTGTTTCTCCATCATGTTTCATGGGTACTGGGTTAGCATGCTCACTGTACTGTACACAATCACCTTCTTGTATTCCTTGTACAGCTTCTCCAACACATATAACAATTGCTTTATTTTGTTGTGTTTGTTGACTCTCAGGAATAAATATACCTGAATCACCATATGTTTCTGCTGCTTTTTGTTGTCTAATTAGGACTCTATGTCCAATTGGGATTACCTTTTCTGTCATTTTATTGATTTTAAATTAGTTATTATAGTTGATCATATGCAAGTCCTTGCCCACCACGGACAGAACTTTTTTGCTCATCTTTCATATCATTATATGCTCCCTTAAAGGATTGTCTGATTGAGTCAAAGTTTTTAGCAGCACTTACTAAAGAGTTTATATTACCATCTCTACCGTGCTCAATTGAAGTACTTTCCATATACAAAGCTAGTTTATCTATCATTGATTTAATACCCCTATAAGCTCTAAAGGTTGGAGTTTCATATAATTCTGCACATTTATCTAATGCATATCTTATTTTAGAACATTCTAATGATTCCTCCATATCTATCTCATCTAATATTATTTCTTCCTTATCTACTTCTGGTACATTAAAAAAGGGATTGAGGTCTGGATCAGGACATGTCATATAAAATAAATATTGATATACTGATATGTGAGTATCAGGATATTTGTCCATAATAGCTTTTAAAAATTTTAGAGTATAACAATGCTCTGTTGGTATAACCTTACCGTTTGATATATCAAATAATTTTACTAACATAATGAATTTTCTTTTAACCACATTATTAATGATCTTACCTCATCCTTTAAATATGGAAGATCATACATTTTTAATTCTTTTAGTACAGGTTCATCATTTACATATTTTGTAATAGGATACCCATATTTATCTTTACCTGTCTCTTTAAACTTAACATGTTGAATAATAAGCTTACCAGGCTTTAGTTTAGGATTATGTTTTAATATTATATACATGTATAAACTTAATTGTATATTATAATGACTCAAATGACAATCATCTAAATGAGATAATGGTTTAAACATTTTAGATGTTACACCTTCCCAGTTTGTAAAACCCTTTTCTTTTATTTCTTTATTGGTTTTATAATCAGTAATGTTTACTTTACCATTAACAATTGTTACTAAATCAGCTTGACCGCATATACATGCTGATTTTAAATATGCAAAATGTTCTGGGTATACACCATCAGTTAACTTTTGGTCTGGAGCTATTTTAACACCGCTCTTATCAACTATTGGTCTTATAATAGGTACTTCTATACCTTCACGCTCTATTGTTTTAAAATCAAGCAACCCTTGCTCTCTTTCATCATGGTACCAATTACCTAGTTCAATAGCACGTTCACTTTCTTTTTTCCAAATATCTCTAACTTCTTTTGGTTTAAGACCAAACCATTTAGAACGTTTATTCTTACATGATTTTTCTGATATTGCTTTAGCATCAAACTTAGGTTTAAACTTGCTAATAAATGAGGTTACACTTGTCCAATTAATTTGGTCTTTTTCCAAGTTTTCATTTAAACTTTCATATATGTGACCATCTTCTTTAAATATTACAGCCATTTTATTTATTATTGATTACCATTCATTTTTCTAATAATTTCAGCCTCTTGCTCTGCACTTACATGTGCTTTCCATTTATTTTTTGGACATGATGCAGATAATGCTCTTGTCTTAAAGCCTAAACTACAACCACAATCAGCACAACATGGTTGAGTTCCAGGTGCCGCACATTGACCACCTATAGTATCTAGATGCTCACATCCTTTACATATTTGCCATCTATGATTTGCAATTTCTTCTATCCACGGTTTTTTAAAAGTTTTATTTTTAATTCCTTCAACAATATGGTCAATATTTTTAAGACCTTGAAATAGTTTATTTAGTTTCATTTTTCCATTCTTTTTTATTAGTTATTTCTTGTTCAACTCTTTTTATTGCTTTCTCCATTTTAATTAACTTATCCTTTACCGGTAAATGATTACCATATCCAGTATAGGTTGTTTTCTCAATATTACCAAGTATATCCTTATTTCTCCTGATTGCCCTATCTAATCTACCCTTTCTTAATGTAAAAGTACCTAGGTTAGGAAGTAGTATACGTGTATGTTCTAGTTCTTCTAAACTTTTTCTAACCTCATTATAAAAGAATCTTACTAATTCTTCTACTAAGTCTTCATGAACCTCACATTCTTTAGCTATTATACTAAAAAATTCCTTATAGGATTTTGGATTTAGGTGTTCATTTTTATCTTCCAATCTCATCAGCTATACCAAGTATCTTAAAGTCTAGTAATATTTGACCATCAACCTGTATTTTCATATCTGGATTTAATATTATATTCTTTCCGTCCATTATAATAAGATCTTTCTTTTTAGCCTTTTGCACAGCATTTCTACATGATTGAGGGCTTTTAAATATATTAAGAATAGAAATATGTTTACAAAAATCAGTAACATTAATAGAACCCTTCTTGGCTAGTTCAAGAAGACATTCTAAATCTGATTTACTTAATTGTAAATCCTTAAGAAAGCAAAAGGTGATGATTTGATATTTAATAACACCATCCTTTTGCATCTTAATTCTTTTTTCTACAGTATTTACGAGAGCCATGATGAAGGTATATCCTTACTTTCTAATAATGTATATGTAAAGTTATTACTCCATGTATCTCTAGCTTTTTTACATATTTTCATAAACTTTGTCCAATCATCATTACTAGCAATTACTTGACATCCTGCTGACCATTTATCTACTTGTGTAGATTTTTTTCCTGCATATTTTGTAGCTCTATGTATATTGATACCAAACAAACCTGTATCAGTAGTTTCTGTATTTAAATTATAAACATCATCTCTGTTGTTATCTCTATATACAGTTACTGGGTTTTGTTGACCTAATGCTTCATACCTACCTTGATGTTTCCTAATCTTATGTGATTTAGGATACTGACCCGGTTTAAGTATTGCTACACCTTTTTCATCATTAATACAATTCTCAACCCAATGTGTACCTGGGTCTGTAGTACAATCCATTTCATGATATATCCAATTACCTTTATCATCTTTATATGAAATAGTAATTGTATCATCAAATTTATTTGTTACTTTATTTGCAGTAGCAGAATTTCTAATTCCAATAATGTTTACATTATAAGCTCCGTTCTCAAAAAACTTGTAGCTTCTTAAGTTCATTGCCCTTTTAATTCTCTCTAGACTATATTTATTGTCCATCAGCTTGAACCTTTTTTAACTTCCTAGCAGGTGCTGCAGGATTAGGTGGTGCTGTATCCATAGTAGGGTTCCAATCTTGTCCAGCTTGACTTTTCTTAGCTTGATCTTCAGCTTGTTTAGTAGCCATTGTCTGTGCAATAAATTGTTGTGCTTGTAATCTTTCAGCACGTAACTTTTCAATATCTCTTAAAAGCTCTTCATACTCTTTTTGAGTCTTAAGGTGTTTAATATTGTCTTTGTACCAAGCAGTAATTTCAGCTTTTTTAGCTTGCATTTCTTTTTCACTTAGTTCATCATTTGAAGGAGTTGAATTCTCCGTAGTTGAATTTGCCATCTTTATGGTTTTTAAATTAATATTATACTACAAAGATACAAAAAAAGTTTAGATAAATACTATAAGTTTAAAAAAAATATTTAACCACCACTATTATGACCAGTATTTAGTTCATTTCTTTTAATATCAGGCATTCCTTTATATTCTTCCGTTAGAACTTGTTCCATAAATAAACCACATTTACATTCTGCTTGTTTTGTTACAAGTTTGCCATCTCTCATAACCATTGATCTTTTATATAGAGTTTTGGTTTCTCCACATCCTTTACATTTATATTCTGCCATAATTTTTTAATGATAACCGTTTAATAATTCTAATAACTCATCTATTGCCGCATGTCTATGAGAATCTTCTAATTGAACTTTAAATACATACTTTGAGTTAGTTAATTTAGCCATATCATGATATGCTGACCAGTTCTTATCTTTAAGATCTATCTGATATGAGTCACCACAAAATATTATTTTAGAATCTTTACCTAGTCTACCAATAGCCATTGCTAATTGACCCCTAGTTAAATTTTGGAACTCATCTACTATAACAACAGCATTATCAAAGGTACGTCCTCTAAAGTGTGCCAAAGATACTAATTCAACAGATTCATCTTTTTCCATTTTATCTAATAGGTCTGGTTTATTATATACTTTACGCATATTAGAACGTATAGGAACAAGCCACGGTTCCATTTTTTCACGTTCAGATCCTGGAAGAAAACCATTATCTTCAGTAGATATAGTTGGTCTTGTAATAATAATCTTATTATATTGTCTTTTGAAAAACTGATCTAATGCTACCTGTACTGCTAATAGTGTTTTTCCACTTCCTGCTTTCCCAACTAAAAAATTAAATGGGGTTTTTAATATTTCTGTTTTAGCTTTTTTTTGTTCATCAGATAAGCTGATTGAAAATCTAATTGATCCTTTAGGAGGATTTTTCTTTATATTCTCTGTTGGCATCTTTAATAAATAAGTTCATAATATCTCTAATTTTTGCACACTTCTCATATTCTTCTTCTTCAATGAAGTAATCCATCATGTTTTGCATACTGTCCCAGTTTTTTCCATTATCCAATGGTGATTCAGGATCATGTGCTAATATAACACCATCATCCTCTTTTAGAATAAACTTTAAAGTAGTTTTACCTACTATTATATCAAAAGAATTCCTAAAAGCTTTATCTAAAAGAAGGTATTCGGCTTGTAATTTTTGTGATTCTGATAAACCGTTGTAATCATCTAACGGATCTAATTCTGACATAGTATTATGTTTTTGGTTGCAAAGTTATAAAGAAATATCTATAACTTCCTAACGTTTTATTATTTATTTTTCTCCACCTTTTTGATATTCCATTTTTAATGTTAAGTTAGGAATAATCACTTTCCATGATAATTCACCATCAGGAGCCATTCTAACAGCCTTCGCTTTTCTTGTAACTCCTGCTTCTTTTAACATTTTATTTGCTTCTTCTGTCATTTGTTCTGCATCAACTCTTGACACCCAACCTCCACTATTTGATGTGATAGCTGATGACTGTTTTGCCATCAAGTTTAAATCCATCATAGGAGGAACATCTATTCCTGATGATCCCGTTTGATTAGGTATAACAGAAAACTTCCCTCTCTTAACTCTATTTAACATAAGCTTATAACTATCTAAACTTAATGATGTCCTACTACTAATAGTACTACCTTTTGGCATAAACTCTTCTAGATATTTCATTGTTTGTCCTGCATCCATCTGGTTAGTCATAGACATATCTATATAATAAGCATTTGGAACATCTAATCTTGTCATTAGTTGCATACCATCATTATTAGATGACCCAATAATTCCATTACCACCAGACTTATTTACTTGGACCATAAAGTCTTGTGATCCCTTACCACTTACAGTTATATCAAGTTCCCCACCTCTTATTGGTAATTTACCGTTTCTTATTGGTAATTCACTAGATCCTACTGACATATATGAAGCATCAACATCATCTAGTAAATCATCAAATGAAGTTTTTATTTGACCATACTTATTTAAACTTGAACCTCTTGGAGCAGGTGCTGATTTAAATGCATTTTTAATTGGATTAATAATTTTATTCTTAACGCCTTTAACAAGTGGTCCAGCACCAAAAGGAAGTATGCCAAATCCTGCATATAAGGCTGCATCTGTATATTTTCCTTCATTAAATTTAGTTCCTGCATGAAGAAAATCTGCAGCAGGATTAACTATTGCTGTAGCATCTAATGCTAGATCTTTTCCTTCATCTTCTTCATAACCAAAGTAATCTCCAACAGTAGCCATTAAGTTTTCACCATCTCTTCTTAATCCCTTTGCATCTACAAATTTTCCTACTTTAGAATTTTCAAACTCATTCCATCCAAATTGTGCTTCAGGTAATGAGCCACCATCTTTATAGTTTAACCAAAAAGGTTTTAATCCATCAGGATTAGCATTAAATGGATGCTTAGGTGTATCAAAGTATTTACTGAATATATTTCTATTATCCCACTTATAATCTCCTACCATTCTCATTAAATCTATTTCTTCTGCTTTTTTAAGTTCTGCCTGTAACCCTTTTATTATATCATCATTACCTGATTTCAATGTTGGTCCTACATATTTGGATCTTGAATGATCAGGCACCATTCCAAATGGTCCATCACCTGGTTTTGCATGTGTATAAGTTGGAGGAACATTATTTAGCATGTCATTATAAGTATCTAGTTGACTATTTATCACATTATCAATTTTTGATAAATGATTTGGTACTGATTTTCCTGGATTATTAATCTTAAATTGTTTAATTTCTTCAATAATCTTTATTTTACCTTGTTGTAATTTAGTTATTTTGTTTGTAAGATAGTCTTGTTTAACAAGATATTCTGTATCATTTCTTAAAAGTTTTTCCTGTACTTTAGGTGCATTATTCTCTATCCAACTTTTAGTTCTTGGATTATATGTATGAGTTGTTGATTGACCAGCATTACCCCATAACCCAAATCTTTTAGCACTAACACGTTCTACAGCATCCTTAATAGGATTAATAAGATACTGCTTAGTTCCTTTTACTAATGGTCCAGCAGCAAATGGTAATATTCCAAAACCTGCATATAGACCTGCATCTAAGTACTCTTCATTATTATAATGGTGTCCAGCATTAGCAAAATCTGCACCAGGGTGTACTATAGCAGATGCATCTAAAGCCATCTTTACACCTTCATCTTCTTCATATCCAAAATAATCTCCTACAGTATTCATTACATATTCACCATCTTTCCTTAGTCCTTTTGCATTTATAAATTCCCCTACTTTAGAATCTTCAAACTCATCCCAACTACTATATCCAAATTGATCATTAATAGCTTTAAGACCTCTACCTAATCCAAACTGAGCCTTTGGTAGTGAGCCTCCATATTTTTTAAAGTTTGTCATATCAACTGAATTTTTAAACTCTTTATATGATTTAAACCCATTCATTTCTGCCAGTTGTTTTTGAATTTTAAGAGCTTCAGGTTTATTTTTATAAAGTCTTAAAAACTTATCCATTTCAAATATTTGCATTGGTTTAGGAAATTCTAACATTGCATCAAGAGACCCTATTCCTTTTCCAAAATCTCTCATACCTGGCCAGGTTTCTATTTGACTATATAACCCATGATTTTTATTATAACCTGAACTACCTATACTTTCTATATTAAATGTAGGATCAACACTATGCATTTTACTACTACCTCCACCAAAATGATCTTTAATTCCTTTGCTTTTACTAAAATCTAAATATCTAGCTGGTTTATATTGAGCAACATCTATTCCTTGCTCCCAATTCTTATGTATATATTGATTGAATAAATCTCCTTGATAATTATATTTTTTTGGACCTTTGGTACTATATGAATTTACAATAGCTTCAAATTCATCATTTGGAGTATTTTCAAATAGTTTTATATTTGTAATGTTTGATTCCTTTTTTATTTTATTATATAATTTTTTATCTCTAGTTAGGATTAATGAATTACTTGGTATTTCAAAATCACCTATTGAATAAAAGTATGTATCCGTAGGATCTAAATCCATTGCATGACCAGATTTTTTTAAGGTTTCAAAGTCACTAATAATGGCTGTAGATTTATTTGACCAACTTCCATGTCCAGGATCTCCTATGTGACCATATGACCAATGTGTAGTATTTCTAGAGTTAGTATAGCTTGGATCAAAAAAATTATCTCCTGTTTTACTAAATAACTTACCATCCTTCATTGTTAAACCTTTACTATCTAGAACTCTTGTTAATGGAAGTTTATCAGGACTATTAAAAATCTTTGCTTGATTAACAAATGCCTCATTATCTAAAGATTCTTTAATATCTTTACCTGATACTTTATGAAGCTTCTCAGAATTTGTTTTTTCAAATGGTATAATTTTTTCATCAACTTTACTTGTAGTATTACGTAATGTTGCAGCATCTAAAGTTTCACTGAGTTCTTTAGCAATCTTAGCATTTTTTCCTAAAGGGTTTGTATTCTTAAGATAGTTAAAAGCCTTTTTAGTTCCTTTTACTAAAGGACCTGCAGAGAATGGCAGCACACCAAATGTTGCATACAATGCTGCATCAAGGTATTCTCCTTCATTAGCTTTTGTAACTGCATGTGCAAAATCAAAACCAGGATGAAATATAGCCCCAACATCCATTGCTAAATCTTTTTCTTCACCTGGATTATAACCAAGTTGACTCATCCCTAAGTCTTTCTTTTCTTTCCAAGATCTACTCTGTCTTTCTGCAATAGCTTCAGGACTATAGTCAAATGAATTGGAAAAATCAAATCCAGTCTGTGCTTTTGGTGATGAACCACCATCTTGATATTTAGGTACCATCTTTTTATACTTAGAAGCACTCTGTGAATATCTATCATTAGCATATATATCATCAGATTTTGTTTCTTTTCCTGCTTTTGCTTTTGTAGATCTTAAGTCAAGTCCCCACATATATTGACCACCGTATTTAGCTATAGGAGTATCTTCACCTAAATCAGCTATAGTATTAGATAATGCAAGATTATCATTTATTGTAATATCATTATTAAGAGAAGGCATTTGTGGCATTGCGGTTCTAGTC